TGTGTCGTCGTGATCCCCAGCAGGAAACGTTGTCATCTCGTCGTAAAGCGCGCGGTGCTCTTGGCACAAACGCCCCTTCTCAGATCGCAAGCGGAAGCGACCGCTTTCTACAAACGCCTGCTTCTCACTTGCTCGAGTCAGCTTGTCTTTCGTGCGAATCAACGGAACAACACTCGTCGCCTCGCAGTGCATCGAAAGCTGCTGAACAAGTGCCGCCTGCGGACCATTGCCCTCCGCCATCAACACACTCACCCCACAACTTCGGCACTCGCGCGCACAGATCCGACACCACTCAGGGAAACTCACGCGCGCCCGAACAACTCGATCGACGTACATAAATCCGTCCATCGACCTATGACCAACAATCAAAACCGACCAGTCGGGATTGCCCTTCTTCAATGTCTTTTCGCTGAACGCAAAGTCAGTCGCAGCAATCACCTGCCCCGTCAACTTCACGTGCTCCGGAATCATCCCCTCATACAGCGACCGATCGAGCCAAGCGTGATCGAACACCAACTGGTCGCTCGACACAGGACTCAACTCATACGCCCTCGCATATGAGATCGGGCCGTACTCCTTCCTTAGCGTCTCCATCAACTCAGGCGGATAAGCCTCGGGCCAAGGACTATGAACGCCGCGGACAGGCCGGCGGAATAGCCCGCCCTCTTCCGCATGGAACTGCCTCCAGTCCGCCGTGATGTCGGCCACGTGGTACGGCGTTCCAAACTTCCACTGCCGAACCCGGTGCGCAGACCGATCAAGCGTCGGAAGCCAAATCGTCTTCCAAGCTTCTTTCACCTGCTCGCGCATCGCCGGCTGCTGGATTGAGTTTCTCAGATCACAAATGTCGTCCGCAATCAACAAGTCGCTGCGACCGCCCGCGCGCCCGAACACGCTCACGCTTTCCACCGTCGCATCGCGAAGAAACCGCGAACGCTTCACCGTAAAACTCGTGTTGCCCCAAGTGCTCCCATTGTCAGGCTCAACGTCAGGAAACACATTACGAAATTCTTCACTCTCCACAATCTTGCGGATCAGCGTCACCGTCTTCGTCGCCTCATCATCCGACGAACCAACGATCTTGACGCGAATCAGCGGGTTCCGACCAATCTCCCACGCAACCCTGCCCGCCATCTGATTCGTCTTCCCATGCGCTCGAGGCAACTCGCAGTACGCATTGTTGCGGTCATCCAAATGCCACTGCAAATGGTCGTGCAGCATCGCGTTCTCAAACCCAAGAACGTAGGGCACAAACCAATGCGCACTCTCGCGACAGCCAGCCCAGAACTCAGCAGGAGTCAATTCATCCGTCATCTTGAACAAGCCTACGACAAATCAGGTCGTTGCATAGAGCATACTGACCAAATTTGCAAGACCTCTTGAACAAGAGTGCAACAAAAAGTCCCGGACAACAACTTTGCATATACAGACCATGCAATTTGGCTTTCCGGGTACATGCAAGCAGCGCAATCACGGATGCTCAAGTCCGGAATCGCAAATGTTCTTGCTATACATTCGTGCAACAAAGTTCCCGAGGGGGGTAGTTCGTGGGGAGGGGGGTTTGTACCCCGGGGTACCCCCTTCGTTCCGGTGTGCTGAGTCGCGTCGATTGGCTGGGTGTTCGTTGGCGCGCCGGGGAGAGTATCGGTTCGACCCATCCGATACGCTTCGGAGAGTTTGACACGCGAGCGCTTCGCGCGTGGCACGGGATAGGACCGGAGAGGGTACGCGCGCGCGTATGTCTCTTCGCGTTCCCCTCTCTCTCATCCATCACCTATATCCGTCGCGGTTCATCCGGAATGGCGAGTGGCGCCAACCGTCGGTAGCTTCTCGCGAATCCCCGTAATCCGTCGACGTGTTCAGGATATCGCGCAAGGCTTCAGAAACAATCCGAGCGCAACCGCGATACGTGCATAGATGCTATTGCGGGCCAGTTTCGCAAGTCAAGAAATTTTTCTCCGTGCGCCAAAAAAAGAAACGGCCCGCGCACGTGCGCAAGCCGAGTCTACAACGTTTGGCGAATTCGGTTTAGACGGCGATCAATCGCGCGTCGTCGGGGCGGAGTGCGAATCCGCCGACGGCATCGACGCCGGCAAGGGATTGGAGCGGTCCTTTTCCGCGTAGGGCGACAACGACTCCGCGCGGATCGGTCGTGCGATCGTCGGTTATGTCTCCGTCGACCATGTCGAACGCCTGGCCTCCGATGCGAACCGCGCGAAACCGATCGGTTGGCGCGGCGCGGCCTATTCCGCCGACGACAATGGCGACCGTGCCGCCCGCACGAAGGTACTCCGCGGCTAGCGTTTCGTTCACGCGTTCCGACCATGAGTATACGATGCGAGTGCGACCGACCGAACCGCCGGCGCCGAGCGCAGCGCGGACCGCGGCGGGTCGTTTCGTGTACGCGTAGGCGTCGATGCCGAACCGATCGAGCAGCGAATCAACTTCGGGAATCGACTCAAACCCGATATCGGTTCCGACATTCAACCGCGCGATTGTGCGAAGCCCGAGCGAGTCCGCAAGCCGCGCCGCGCGGGCGGCGGAGCGTACCAATTCAGCGCCGGCGGCTACAGGGTGTTCCCGCATCGCGATAAGACGACGCGACCGTGCGCCGATCATGTGGTCGGCCAAACCGGCCGCAGCGAGTCCGCAAGTCCGGCCAAGTACGCAAATTTTTCCGCATTCCCCGATGGCGGGGCACGGGTTGTATCGACCTGAGTCGGCGCCAGAGGCGCCCGTAAATGCGAGGGTAACCGCCCGATTTTTCGCAAGCTTCGCATTGCCCGATTGCTCGGGCGCCGAAACCTCAAAAAGTTCGGACGGACCGAGTGTTTCGCGCATGTCCGCGATAGCGCGCCGCAGGTACGGGGCGGCGCGCCCTTCCGAATGGAACGCGGCGCGGATACCTCGGGCGAATCCCTCACGCCATTCCGACGTTTCAAACAGGGGAAGAGCGCGGGCGGCTGAGGCAGGGGAGAGAGTCGGAAGGCGAAGAGAGGGCATTGGTGTTCCTTCGGTTCGGGGTTCGGGTTAACGCGCGACGTTCGCGCGCAGGTACTCACGTTGCGCATTGTGCTCGGAGTCACACGCAGCATCGCGCGCGTCGATGCATCGGCCGGCCGAGAGGGCCGCGGCCGCGCGCGCGTAGCCGGCGGCGTCGATTGCGTTGGAGATTGCCAGGTGGGGCAGGCGCCCGCTGTAGCCGGCCGCGACGCGTTCGGCTGCGTCGGATGCGGCGCGCGCGGCTAGGCGCGCGCCCTCTGCCGACATATCCGCGCGATGCGCGCGCGCCGCGCACCATTGCGCGAAGTCGCTAAGGATGTCATGCCTGGCGGATGCGGTGCGGATTAGGTCGTCGATACGTTCCATGATGTCATTTCCTTTCGGTTCGTGTCTGTCGGTCCTGCGCCACGTTGGCATTGTAGGATCATACATAAAGGTGCGTTCAATATCGACCGATGCAAGGCAAAGCGTGAAAGATTTCTACAATTTCTTTCCGTCCTATATCTCGCGCCGATTCACCAGATTCTTTCATCCGATGCCGAGCGTCGTTACAGTAAACCGATGCCGAAGTCTTTGACGATTCGTCGGCGCCGATTCTTCGGAAGAGTCGTTAGGGTTCCGTTCGGTCGGGGCTTGTTAGGGTCGATAACTGCGACCCGTACAGACACCTAACGAGCTGGTCGGCCATGCCGTCGGCACGGCACGGCACGGCGCGGCGCGGCGCGGCGCGGGCCGACAGCCGCCCGCAATCCATCACGCGCGCGCGAGAGGATCGGCTCGGGTAGGCGCACCGCGTGGTGCCCGCGCATCATGTCGGCGCAAGCGGCCCCGAGGCCGGGCGGCGCGGCATCGGCGGCAAGGTTCGCCCATTCAAACCACAATCGTACATTTATTTGTTGCGCGTAAGTGCTTGTAGCGCCCGCATATGCGCGAATACGGACCGAATTCGCTGTAGAATCTATCATGTATCGACTTGCACGGGTCGATATAGAGTGTACATTCCCACTATCGCGGCGCGAAGCCGCAGAAACGGAGCCACCCATGTTTGCATTGCTTGACTTGGACCTGACCGAAACCCGCCAGCACATCATGGACCGCATCGCGTCCTCCGACTGCGGCCACATGCCGCCTGAGATCGCCGTCATCCGATTCTCTGCGATCACGTCTCCGATCGTCCGCCGGCGCATCGAGCGCCGTCTTATCACGATGGCGCGCGAAGCCGCGGCGGATGGCTACTGCGCCCCGCAGGATCGCCGCATCCGAGCCGGCGTCCGTGTCGCGGGCGACGGCGCGATCGAAGCGACGATCCGCCACAATGGCGAGCACGTCGTCGTCGTCGTCGGCCTTGACGTGATCGGAGCTGGCAGCGGCCCCGAGGCGCTGCGCCTTGCCGCCACCGAAAGCCTCTGGCGCATCTGGGTCGCGCAAAGCGCGATCGACTCTGACTCGGCGCGACGGATCGCTGAACGCATTCGCCGGCAGTCGCGGCTGACCGAGAATCGGCGCGGCATCCTCGAGCACGCCGCGACCGTGCCAGGCACGCCCGAGCACGGCGACTGGTCGTCATGGCGCCAAGCGTCGGCGCGCGCCGAAGGCCAGCGCCTCGACGCCGTGCGCGAGATCAACCGCATCGCGGCGCGCCGCGCGGCCCTTGCCGCCGAGCCCGCCCCGTGCGAGTGCTGCGGGGTCCGTCCGCAGGCCATTCCCGCCGGCGACTGCGGCGGCGGCGTCGTCATCTGGTGCGAGGAATGCCATCGGGACGGGGGTGCACAATGACCCGATCCCGCATCATCATCGCCCGATATCCCGGCGTCGCCATCGACGGCACGATCGTTCACAAGGGCCGCGAAATTTTGTGGTGCGGACGGACGCGGCGCGTCCTGACCGCCTGCCCGAATCGCATCGCGGAATGGCGAGACGGTAGCGGGCCCGACGCGATCGACATGGCGCACGAGGACGCCTGCGCCCGGGCCTGCGGGATGGATTCTCTCTCCGCATTTGGCCGAGACTGACCGCCGATCCTCCGCCAAGGCCCGCATGCGACGCGGGCCCTCAGCGGGCGACCGTCGCCCAAAACGGACCGCATTCCCTACAGGAGCCCGACCCATGAAGACTCTTCCCCGCGAAACCGCCATCGGCCTCACGATCGCCGAGTTCAACCAGCGCAATCTCTCCGAGCGCATCGACTGGCTGGGGCATTGGCCCGTGATCGAACGCCGCGCGTCGTGGCTCACGGGTCGTCGCTGCGGATGGCGCATCATTGGCGTATACGATTCCGAGTCCCTCACTCGCGAGGGGTGCGTGCCTGTCCACGCAAGCCTCGATGGCCGGCGCGTCACGCTTGCCGAAGACGACGACTGCCCCGACTGGTTCACGACCGCCCGCGCGGCCAAGTGGGAATGCTGGGGCCGCGCGGCGAAGGGGGGCGAGCGATGATCCTATCCGTATTCGACTGTGCATGGCTTGCATTCTCACTTGTGCTATTCACCGTAGGCGCCCTTGCGCCAGTTTGGAGCCGAAATGACGACTGATCCCATTCGAGAGCAACCTACAAAGCGCACACAGTTGACGAGCGTTTGCATTGCCGCGAGGCATGGAGTCGATCGCCGGCTGCGCATCCTCGGGAGGAATTGGACCTGGCTTGCGGATCGGATGCACGCTCGAGGCATTGCCTCAGAGGCATTGATTCAGCAATGGAAGCGAGGCCGCGTGCAGCAGATCGGATGCGGGGTGTACCTTGCGATCCTTGATGAGCTGGCCGCGGCAGAAAAGGGGGGCATCAAATGAGAGGCCAAACCATTCAAGACATCATGCGCATGCTTGACCCCAACGCGCAGTTCGTGATTCGCGGGGATATCGTTGCCAAGGCATCGGATATTGCCCAAATGAGGCGCATACCAGACTGTGACAATGCTCCGATATACGCGGAATTCATGGATTCTGATTATCGGATTGTTATCGGCATCGCGCAATCGGACGGTTCTTCACACGATGCGGTTGAGTGGGCCGAGGATCAAATGCGGTATCCGGTGCTCCGATCCATTGACCGCATGGATTTGTTTGGGAACGTGATTCGCGATCTCACTGAGGAACACAATTGAAAGCGGTCATCTATCTACGTGTGTCTACCGACGAACAAGCCGAGAGCGGCTTGGGTCTTGAGTCACAGCGCGCAACCTGCGAGGCCAAGGCTCGCGACTTGGGGGCGCAGGATATCTCCGTATTCGCTGACGAGGGATTCGGCGGGTCGACGCCTGTCGCGGAGCGCCCCGGACTCACAGAGGCTCTTGAGACACTCCGCGAAGGTGACGTGTTTATTGTCGCTAAGCGTGACCGTATCGCCCGCGACTACATGCTCGCGGGCTGGGTCGATCTCGCCGTCGCGCGCGCGCGTGCCAGGCTTGTCTCCGTCGCCGGCGAGGGTACTGATTCCGATGATCCTATGAGTCGCGTCATGCGGGTCATCGTCGACGCATTCGCCCAGTACGAGCGTGACATGATCCGCGCACGCACCAAGTCCGCCCTCAAGGTCAAGCGCACCCGCAGCGAGAAAACTGGCGGCGCGGTTCCGTTTGGATACCGAGTCGTCTCAACTGAGATTTACATGCGCGGCGACAAAGTTCGCAAGCGCCATAAGCTTGGTCCCGACGCGGGAGAGCAGGAAGCGATCCGCAGGATGAGAGAACTTCGAGCGCAGGGACTAGGGTGGCGCGCCATCGCAAGCTGCATTTCGGAATCAGGTATCCGTGGCCGAGGTTGCCGATCTCTCGGTCATATGACAATCAAACGGATTCTTGAATCAGACCGAGAACTTCCGTCCGCAGTCGGGGCATCGGTAGATGCGTGCGGCGGGTGATGGCTTCAGAAGCTCTCGACCCGATTCCGTGACCCTGTAATCACCGAATCCGCCTTTTGCAAGGTATCCAAGCGCAACCAGTCGCCGCATTGCCGCGTTGACGCTGGAGCGATTCCGCTTCAGTTCCTCTGCAATGTCTGCCTGCGATGCGCCGGGATCTCGCGCAACTCGAACGAGGATCTCCCTCAATACTGTCGTGAATCGTGGCATGTCATTCTCCATACTGGACTACTGTGATTCGCGCTCCGGGCATTTCACCGAAGTCTGCGTAGAATTTTCCTTTGTGTACAAGAAACACTTGAGCGTCATCGACGTAGATGCCAGCCTTCTTGAGCGCGTCAAGGACTGCCTTCTCAAGATTGTCAATGTCAGGCTTGGCGAGGTGAGGAACGTCGCAGAGTGTAATAGTGTCTCGGCGCTCGAGGCGCTTTGGTCGCGGCATCAGAAACACAAGACCAACTTCTACTCCGGTTCCAATGGGCAGGGAAGCGCCTTCCATAGCCTGTAATGCGGCGCGAGAGACTTCAGCCTTCCATTCGTTCGCGGTTCCAGGCGTATAGATGATCGGCCTCCATCCGCCGCCGCGCGCCGCCTTGATTCGCGGCTGCGCCTTGGGGATTCCTAGCACAGAGAAGTTCCACTCATTGATTCGATTCATCCCGGCTCTCCATACGAGCGATCTTTCGCTCCAGCGTCTCGAGAATCCGCCGGCATCGAATCATCTCGTCCAGAAGTATCCGGACGCAAGTTGACTTCAAGGGTTTGCCCGTCTCTACCGATGACATCGCTGAAACCACGGCTCGGTTGATTTGTGCCACCCGCTCCTCGTATTTCATTACGCTCCTCCGTATTCGCGCGAGCCTTTTGTGTCGATATGATCTTCTTGATTCTCGCAGTCTGCTCTGGGTCAAGCTGCCCAGAAATGCTGGTTGGCTTTCCGGAATCAAGCCGTTCAATCCGATCAAGTTCGACAGCAATGGCGCGATTGTCCGCTGCAAGAAGTCGAAGAATCTCTGCCGCCTTCATCGCGTCCTTTATTCGTCCAGACTCTTCTGCAATCTCCATGAGCCTCATCACGCGCGCCGCAAGGCTCTCGACGCCATCCGGCATCAGGAACGGCTTGATGTGCCCATGCGCGAGCATCTTCTTGTAGACGGACAGATCGGAGCCAGACTCCGGGAGCCACAAGTTCATGGGCTTTGGAGCGGAAGCCATACCCATCTCTCCTGCCGATTCCCGCGGATGGTCAGCAACGGGGCGATCGGATGGCCTAGTCGAATCAGGTACACGATCGACGCCCGAACTGCGGCTCCGAACTTGACCCGTCCGATCACGTGGTCGATCTCGCCCCGCGTCGCCAGCCAATGGAGAACCTCGAGGTCGCGCGGAGTCTCCATGCCCGTCAGCTTTACCGTGTCTGGCCATTCAAATTCCTCCGGCTTTCGGAATCTCCAACGAGTTCCCTCCACTCTCTCATGGAGCCACCGTGATTCAGCACTTCTCTCGCGTCCTTCAGCCCCATCGGGGGAAGCACCATCCGGACGGAGTTCACCGACCCACGAAGCGTCCGGGTCAAAGCTTCGGCCCCGTCTACGCCGGGTCCGTCTGCGTCGGCCACCACGATCACGTCCATGTTCATCGTCCATCTCTTGATCTCCGTCTCCGATCCACGGCACGCGGGCCTTCCGATTGCGTTGATCCCCATGTCCAGCATGGCGGCGCAATCGGTCGGTCCCTCGACCACCCATATCTCCTCCCGTGGTCCTCGGAGTCGCTCTGCCGGGATGAATATGCCGCTGCGCGATCCCTTGATCGCGAGCTTGCGGCCGTCATCGAAACGAGTCCGGAACCCGACGATCTCCTCGCGAAAGTCCCGCATCGGAAACGTCCACGCCGACCCGTTCCATCCAGCTCCGAGACGCTCGAGCGACCGAAGTGAAAGCCCGAGCGAAAGGGCGAGTAGGCTAAGCCTTGGCCCTCCTTGGCGGACAAACTGCGTCTGCATTCTATCTGCGCCCTCAAGCGGCCTTCGCTCCTCAACGGGCCTGCTGAATCGGAGTCCTTCGGGAATAGCTCCTCCAGTCGAATGCCACCATCCAGCGCGCCCAACCACCCTTGGGCCTTGAACCCGGGGACAGATGGCGATCTCACGATCTGGATCGAAGAGACACCACGAGTCGTGGCCGCAGACCGGACAGCGCATCGAACGGGTCACTCGCCTTCCGGAGAACACGACCTCGCCGGTGTCCTGGTCAAGTAGGTTCATTTTCGGTTACCTTTCCTGCGCTGATACTCAGACCGCTGCTTCGGAGATTCGATGGTTCGATGCCATTCCTTCATGTCTGCGATCCATCGGAGCGCCGTTGACTCCCACCGATCTCTGGGCACGCTCCGCAGAGCGAGAGATTCAAGCCCAAGCCTCACGCTGATGCAATATGACGGCTTGTACGGTCGTCTCATTTACGCACCGCCTTCCGCATCTCCTCGATGGTCGTCAGCCATTCAACGGGGACAGTGAATATCCACGCGCCCGGAACGATCTTACCCGACTTGTCGATCGGCTCGATCAGGACGCACTCGCGTCCAGCCGTCGTCTCGTTGAGCGTCGAGCAGACCCGTGCGCGAAGGTACACGATGTCATCTGCCTTCATCTCGCTCATTTCTTGGCCTCTCCCATCGCCACCTTGATCGCGTTGCAGACTTCTGCCGTCGCGAGAATGCCGTCGCGCTTCCCAAGCGATTCCGTGACACGTCCCGCCCACGACTGGCTGAACGCCTCGCTCTCGTCGCGGATTTCGGCCACGCACGCGGCGTACCCGGCGATGTCGGTCATGTTGTCGCGCTTCGGAGCGTGCTGCTCGCGGGCGCACTTGTCGAGCACCATGATGAGTCCCCAGTCGGCTGGCGTGAGCGGCTCGCGGAGCTTGTGCGCGAAGACGGCGTTGATCGCTCCGACCGTGCGGGCGAAGTGCGTTTGGGGGTCGCCGTAGGATTCGCCCCTGTCGCGAGTTGCGGCGGCGGCGTCAAGCAGGAGGCGTTCACGTTCGGTCATGGCTTCCGCTCCTTGGCCTCATAGGCCGCGATCCGCTCCCCAATCCACTCCATGCAGTTCACGGCCATGCTGTTGCCGAGCGCCTTGTAGCGCGGCCCGTCCGGGCACTGATCAGCGGGCTTCTTGCGCCACGGGATCATCGTGTAGTCGTCGGGGAACGCCTGTAGCCGCTCGCACTCGCGCGGGGTGAGGCGGCGAACGGTCATGGTTTGCGCCACCGCAATCTGCCCGCCCCCATTCGCGTGCGACCCGTCGTGCGGCATCGCGCGCATGGTCGGTGCGACAGTTCCCGCGTCTGCGCCGTGATCCTTGCAGGAGAAGGCGACCGCCGGCGGCGACGGAATCTGCCCGCCCCCATTCGCGTGCGCAACAGTCATGGACTGAGCGACTCCAACCGTAGAGCATCCGCCCTTTGATCCAGTTCCGATGCAATGCGTTGTACCATCGTCCGAGTTGATCGGATCCTGCGTTGGATGGAAACTGTAAAGCACCGCCGGCTCCGATGCGGCTGGGCCACCGCTCGCCTTGGTCATCGTCGCGGCGACATCGCCCGTGCTGTAGAAGCCGTGAGCCACCATTGGTGTGTTCCTGCCGCTGGCATTGCTGTTTGTGTTCAATGTGTTCGTGACCTCTCCCACGCGGAGTTCCCCGAGTTGATTCTGCGCGAACGCCACCGCGTGGCTGTGCCCCTTGGTCACGGTGAACGACTGGTCGCCATCCTGACCGAAGCCGAGTCCGCCGCTCGAGTGGCCCTCCGTCATGTTCTGCGTGTCGATGGGGTAGGCGACGCACGGACGTTGGTCATCCGCGCCGCGACCCGCGCGGCACAACAGCGTCGGAAAAACCTCGTCGTTCGGCCCAGCTCCTGCGCCGCGCTTGAGGTTGCCGGGGCTGAACGCTACCGCGTGCGTGTCCCGCTCCCCCGTGTCGAAGGCGTTCAAGGTGTTCGCCTGTTCCGCCTCAACCCATGACTCGTCGTCCGTTGTGGACTGCGCGCGCTTCGATTTGCGGAAGGGGACGGGCTGCATCACGAACCGCTGCTGGTTCGATCCGCGGCTTTCGCGCGCCGCGTCAAGCGTGCCCATGCAGTCGGACACGCGCGGCTCGCCGTTGCTGACGGTGACGGCGACGGCGGCTGCGTCCACCTTGGTCAGCGTGTACGCGGGATCGCCGTCCTTTCCGAAGCCCATGCCGTTCTGCACCTTGTTCGCGATGTCGCGACCGTCTTGGATCGGAACGGCGATCGGGTGGCCGGCTGCGGCGTTCTGCGCGCGCTGCGCGGATATGCGGCAGTCAACCGCGCCGACGATGTCAGCGACCATCGTGAATCCATCTGCGCGGCTGTAATCGTGCACCGTGGTTTCGATGCATGGCGCTACATCGTGGCTTGTGATGCGCCCTGCGCCAGCGCCATCCGCAGCATCGGCGGCAGCGCCTTCCCCCTTCGCTCGGCGCGGCGAAGAATCCCGCTGCACGCTTTCGCGCTCAAAGAGTACTGCGGCGGCGGCGGCAGCGGCTCCGTCTCCAAGACATCCGACAACGAACACACGTCTCCTGCGCTGCGGGACGGCGCGGGGATGCCGTTGTGTTCGCACCCATTGAGCGTCCAACACCCTGTAAGCCCACCCATACCCCAGTTCCCCCAACGCCCCGAGGAAGGAACCAAAATCCCGTCCGCCGTCGCTTGACAGGACACCGGGGACATTTTCCCACACAACCCATCGAGGCCGAAGACAACGAGCGATCTCAAGGTAGGTAAGCATGAGTCCTCCGCGTGGGTCTGAGAGTCCCTTTCGGAGTCCTGCGACGCTGAAAGACTGGCATGGGGTTCCTCCGACGAGGAGGTCGATGTCTCCGGGCTGAAGAGGCCAAGTTGCATGGTTCGTCATGTCTCCAAGATTAGGGACTTGCGGGTAGTGGTGCGCAAGGACGGCGGACGGGAACGGCTCAATCTCGCTGAACGCAACGGGCGTCCAACCGAGCGGATGCCACGCGACGGTGGCGGCTTCGATGCCAGAGCAGACGGATAGGTATCTCACGGCTTCGCCTCCGCGAGCATCCGTTCAAGTTCGGCGCGCTGCGCGGCGCGCTCGGCATCCCACGCCGCATTCCACGCCGCAGCCCGCGCAGCCCGCGCAGCATCCCACGCCGCATTCCATGCCGCAACCTCCGGCGCTGATGCCGTCGCAGCCCACGCCGCAGCCGCCGCATCCCACGCCGCAGCCCGCACCGCAGCCGCCGCATCCCGCGCCGCAGCCAGTTCCTCGTCGGTTGCCTCCCCGCGCAGATGCCGAGCCGCGACATCAAGAGCGGTCGTGCTGCGCGAATCGGTCATCAGGTGGCGAACGCGTTCCGCGCACCACACGGCAAACTCGCGGCGCTGGCGGTCGGTCAGGCTGGCAATCATGGTGTCGATGTTCGTTGTGTCGCTCATTTGTTCCGCTCCTTGAGGCTCATCAGCACAGCCGCTACGCGCTGCGGTGTGCAGATCGTCGCGTCTTCCGCCTCTACCGACTGTGCTATCTCGCTGTCGCTGAACTCGACAACAATCACGTCGCCATCGTCATAGGAGACAAGGCTAATCGTTCGACAGTCGGTGATGTTGATTGCTGATGGTTGCCCATCCGCGTCGATGCCGCACAGGAACATCATTCACCTCCATTCTGCACGGGAACATCTGGCGTGTTCGTGTGCGTTGTGAAGCAGTCCCAGCCGCGCATAGCGGCAACCTCTTTGGCGGTGTAAATGCCCATCCAAACATCAAGATCGTTGCGACAAGCCACCCGCCGCGCCTCGTCGCGCTCGGCGGTGCGCTGCGCAAGGTCGGCCTTCGCGGCGTTGAGTTCGCGCTCAAGTGTGCGGGCGAAAAGCGGGAACATGAGCGACAACAGACGATGACTCTGAATCGACTCCGTCCTTGGTGTGTCGCTCATCGCTCCTCCTTCGCGTCGAAGCAGTCCCAGCCGCGTTCCTTTGCGATTTGCTTTGCACTCATTGATGGCGCATACGCTGAAATCCTGACGCATATCTCCCGCCGCGCCTCGTCGCGCTCGGCGGTGCGCTGCGCGAGTTCGACTGCTAGAGCGCCGCGCTCGACCTTCTCGGCGTTGAGGTCGCGCTCAAGTGTGCGGGCGACGCATGCTTCCACGAAAGACCCGCTGCGAAGACCAACACCGCTGTTGTAGAAGTGCTCCGTGACCGCGTCCGTTCTCGGTGTGTCGCTCACAGATTCACCTCCTTCGCGCGGCGGATCGCGGCGATGGCCAACTGCGCCGCCTCATCCACCGAATTCTTTGTCGCGTTCGACTGAGATCGCGAAACTGCGAAA